CCCCGGTGGGAAAGTGGCAATGTTTCTGAAGGTTCAATTTTTGGAAGGACAGAAGCGGGGGGCCTTCTTTAAGAATACCCCCCCCCCGTATAGTCTACATATCCCGTTCCCGTTTGGCCTGTTATAAGAACGGAGATATGAGCGTTAAGCCCGAAAGCGCCATTGCCTATGCGTGGTATGTGTGGGAAAAGGGCTTCACCGGTGATCCGGTGATCAAATGGTTCAACTGAAAGAAAGGATGATTTCAATGTTACCTAAAACCAAAACGGAACGCCATTCCGATATTTGCAAGGAAATCAATGCCTTGTACGCACGAAAAAATCATGACTATGGTGACAGCTTTCACCAGACCTTCACGGAAGAAGGAATGGCAATGCCCCGGATCAGACTTGGGGATAAGCTGGCCCGGTTTAAGAGCCTGACCAAATCCGGGGTTCAGGAAGTAAAGGATGAATCTATCCGTGATACCCTGATTGACCTTGCCAATTACGCCATTATGACCGTTCTTGAATTGGACGATCAGAAAGCGGAGGAACACGCCGATGAACGCTAACCGTTATATGCGGGATTCCTTGCGAACCGCTGACCGTTCCAACATGGATCGGCTGAAGCTGGAATGTGCCTTGGGCCTTTGCGGTGAAGCCGGTGAAGTGGCCGAACAGGTGAAGAAGCATTTCTTCCACGGCCATGAACTGGATAAGCGCCACATGATTGAAGAACTTGGTGATGTGGCTTGGTATTTGGCCGTTCTGTGTGATGCTATTGGTTCTGACCTTGATACGGTCATGGAAGAAAACTTGAAAAAGCTGGAACAGCGTTACCCTGAAGGGTTCGATCCTTACCGGTCACAGCACCGGAATGAATTGGGAGGTTGAAGAAAATGAAAATTATCAAGCCTGATGTGCAGTTCATCACCCCGATTGATGGGGCCACTATTCTGAAGCGGCTGGAACAATGTGGCCGTGTCTGCTACAAGTCCGAGGACAAAATCACGGAAGGTTCCGCTGAAAAGTTCGTTGCCGGGATCATCAAGCGTGGGCATGAAGCGGTTTTGGAACATTGTTCCTTCACGGTGAAGTTCATTTGTGATCGTGGGGTTTCTCATGAGATCGTCCGCCACCGGATGGCTTCTTACTGTCAGGAATCCACCCGCTATTGCAACTACGGCAAGGGCAAGTTCGGTGAGGAAATCACGGTGATTGAACCTTGCTTCTGGCCTGAAGGTTCTGATTTGTATTGGGCATGGAAAAACGCTTGTCTGATCTCTGAACAATGCTATTTTTCTTTGTTGAAATCAGGAGCCACCCCGCAAGAAGCCCGTTCCGTTCTGCCCAACAGCCTGAAAACGGAAGTGGTCATGACGGCCAACATTCGTGAATGGCGGCATTTCCTGAAGTTGCGCTGTTCACCCGCCGCACACCCGCAGATGCGGGAAGTGGCCCTGATCCTGTTGGACAAGGTTCACGCCCTGATTCCGGTTTGCTTCGATGATATTTGGAGTGAATACCATGCCGATGTTTAAGAAGTCCGGTGGTAAAATTTTCGCCGTTCAGTTCAACAAAGCTGAAGAACGGGCCTTGGATCAGGAAATCAAGAAACAGATTGTGGAAAATGATCGGGCCTTTGACATGGACAAAGAATCATCCATCTTGTGGATGCTTCACACCCAATTTGGCTTTGGCCCAAAGCGCCTGAAGCTGGCGTGGAAGCTGTTCTATGCCGAAACCTTGAAGCTACGGGAACATTACCTGATGGAACAAGCCGATGATGGGTGGTTGGCCCGTAAAAAGCTGAAGGACATTGGGTGTGACATTGAAGAATGGTACAGAGAAGAAGGAGGGAAAACCGATGCCTAAACCTTGGGAAAATGCTGAAGGGTATCACGATCCGACAGCCTACCACGGCACAAAGAATATCATCCGTGACGAGGATGAACAGCAGAAGCGGGTGAACACCCTGATCTTCGTCCTGAAGTACATCACCCGTTTGGCGGGGTTTGAACTGTTGAACCGGATTGAACTGAAAGATAAGCGGAATGGGAGGGAGTTCAAATAATGGGGCCGAATAGCGATACAGGGAAAGGAACCCTGTATATTAACGGGGAACCCCTTGCGGAAGTTGGGGAAATCAAAATTCCACTGGAAGTGGAGCCGTCAGATCTTCCACCGATTCTGGCCAATGTTTCTTTCACTATCACAATGGATTGCCCCCGGTGGTTGCGGCGGAAGTTGGCGTGGTGGATTTTCAAAGCCCGGTTGAAAGACCTAATACACCGGATTTTCCACTTTTGAAAATTAACTTTCAAGAAAACGACCCCACCAAAATCCTTCAGGGGTTGGGGTTGGAACAGATATGGAACAGATGTAAAGGCCTGATCTGTTCCGGTGAAAACTATTGTAAATGCTGGCGTTTAGGTAAAGTAGAACAGATAGAACAGATGTTATATTACTTAAACTTAAAAAGTAAAAAAAATATATAAGATAAGTAATATAAGAGAATGGGAAAAAGATCTGTTCTATCTGTTCTACACATTGAAAAGCCTTGATATTTCAGGAGTTTTCACAGAACAGATGTGTGAAAGGATGTGTTCTACATAGTGACTGATAAGGAACTTTCCCAGCGGGCTAAAGAATATTTTGCCCAAATCCGAAAAACTGACCGACTGATCCAGCGGTTGACAGATACAGTGAATACCCTTCGATCCGGGTTGACCAGTCAAAGCTATGAACTGAAGCCTGACAAGGTTCAGACTTCCGGGCCAAAAGACACTTTAGGGGAAACCATTGCAAAAATCATGTCCCTTGAAGATGATATTAACACCCGGATTGATGAACTTGTGACCATGAAGAAGGAAGCCTTCAGCATGATCAGCAAAGTTCCTGACCTTGACCAGCAAAATGTTCTTGTAGGCCGGTATATCCAACTGAAAAAGTGGGAAGATTTAGCCGCTGAATTTGAGTACACCACCCAATGGCTTTTTGAAATTCACGGGAAGGCTTTACTTGCTTTTGCCAAGGAAAATGCCGATTTCTTGAAAGAACCGAGTAAAGTTTAGTTTCACCTGTTGAAAGTTTAGTGTTTTTTCGGCTATCATATAAAGTGAAAAAGCGTCCGAGGGGGAACCTTCGGCGCTTTTCTTTTGATTTCAAAGGGGGCGAATACCTTGACCAAGAAGCAAAAGCGGTTTGTTGAAGAATATCTGATTGACCTGAATGCAACGCAAGCGGCAATTCGGGCCGGGTATTCACCTGATACCGCACAACAGATGGGTTCTGAAAACCTGTCAAAACCTGTGATTAAAAATGCTATTGACAAGGCTATTGCAGAGCGGAGCCGCCGAACCGGTATCAATCAAGATCGGGTGATTCAGGAAATCGCAAAATTGGCGTTTCTGAACCCCATTGATGTAATTGACATGGATGAAGCCACCATCAAAGGTGAAGCCAACCGGGATGATACCGCCTGTATTGCTTCTGTCAAAGTGAAGGTGATTCCCGGTGAAGATGGGAATATCACTGAACGAGAGGTTAAGACCTACGACAAGTTGAAGGCCCTTGAATTGTTGGGCAAACATCTTGGAATGTTTACCGACAAACTGAAAATGGAAGGGAATGTTCCCGTGGTTATCATGGGGGATGATCAACTTGAAGATTAACCCCAAGGCCAAGGTGATCCGCCTTCCTGAAGTGGTTGGCAAGGGTTACGGAACCTTCTGGAACTTCAAAGGCCGTTACCGGGTGTGTAAGGGAAGCCGTGCTTCCAAGAAATCCAAAACAACGGCCCTGAACATCATCAAACGGATGATGCAATACCCTGAAGCCAATACCCTTGTGGTTCGCAAGGTGTTCAGAACCTTGAAAGATTCCTGTTTCACTGAACTGAAATGGGCAATCAACCGCCTTGGGGTTTCAGCCTATTGGGAAATCAAGGAAAGCCCCCTTGAAATGACCTACCTTCCAACCGGTCAGAAGATTTACTTCCGGGGCCTTGATGATCCCCTGAAAGTGACGAGTATCACGGTTGAAATAGGGTTTTTGTGCTGGTGCTGGATTGAAGAAGCATACGAAATCATGAATGAAGCTGATTTTGATATGCTGGATGAATCCATCCGTGGTGCTATCCCGGAAGAAACCGGCCTGTTCAAGCAAATCACGCTGACATTCAACCCGTGGAACGAAAAGCATTGGATCAGGAAACGCTTCTTCGGGGAGATCACCGGCAAGGATGCCCAAGGAAACCCCACATACAAGTTTCATGATAGCTGGATCAGCCCGGATGGGCAGATTTACGCCACAACCACCAATTACCTGTGTAATGAATGGCTGGACACGGCGGATTTGAAGGTGTTCAACACCATGAAGGAAAACAACCCCCGCCGCTACAAGGTGGCTGGCCTTGGGGGTTGGGGCATTGTGGATGGCCTGATTTTCGATAATTGGCGGGAAGAAGCCTTTGATTATCTGGCTATTTCCAAGAAGCCTGATGTGAAAAGCGCCTTCGGCCTTGACTTCGGTTATACCAACGATCCCACGGCCCTGTTCTGTGGGCTGGTGAGTGAGAAGGAAAGAACCATTTGGGTGTTTGATGAACTGTATGAAAAGGCCCTGACGAACCGGGCAATCTGTGACCGGATCACCGGCATGGGCTACGGCAAGGAACGGATCAAGGCCGATTGTGCCGAACCCAAGAGCATTGATGAATTGCGGGATGCTGGCCTTCATCGTATCAGAGCCGCCCGGAAGGGCAAGGACAGCGTGAACAACGGAATCCAGTACATTCAGGGTTACACCATCATTGTTCATCCCCGATGCGTGAACTTCATCACAGAGATTTCAAACTACACATGGGCAGAAGATAAGTTCGGGGCCAAGATCAATGTTCCCATTGATGATTTCAACCACCTTATGGACGCTATGCGTTATGGGCTGGAAGATATGTTGGTTGGCCCCGCCTTCAGCTTTGATTAACAACATGATAGTAACAAAATCCCCCGGAATCACACGATTTCCGGGGGATTGCATTTATTAAGCAATAGAAAGGGTGATTGACTATGTTTCTGAATAACGCTATGGATCGGATCAATCGCCTGATTATTCAGGGTGGGCGAACCGGCATGACAGAACTTCAGTTCTTTGCCGCCGAAATCAAGGAATGGAAGGACAGCCCCCGCCGCAAGGATCAGTTGCGTGGTGATCTGTACTATGAAGGACAGCATGACATTTTGAAGCGTCAGCGCACGATCATTGGCGAGGATGGCAAACTTCAGGTTGTGAACAATCTTCCGAACAACCGCCTGATTGATAACCAATATGCCCTGATGGTGGATCAGAAAACCAACTACCTTGTGGGCAAGCCCTTCACCCTGAACTGTCAGGATAAGGGTTACACGGATGCTTTGGGCAAGGTTTTCAACAAACGGTTTTACCGGCTTCTGAAATATGTTTGTGAAGATGCCCTGAACGGTGGCCTTGGCTGGCTTTATCCTTACTACAATGAAGCTGGTGAATTGTCCTTCAAGCATTTCCCGGCCTATGACATTCTTCCTTTTTGGGCTGACGATGATCACACCATCCTTGATTGTGCGATTCGTTACTACACCCAAGAAGTGTGGAACGGCTACCAGAAGGAAAAGGTGGAGAAGGTGGAAATCTTCAAAGCCGATGGCATTTACCGGTATATCTATCAGAATGATATGCTGATTGCCGATGTGGAAGCCGGTGAACACGAAAACTATTTCATGGTTGAGGAAGAAGGCCAAGAACCCAAGGGGTTCAACTGGACAAGGATTCCGCTGGTTCCTTTCAAGTATAACAAACAGGAAATCCCCCTGATCCGCCGTGTGAAAACCCTTCAGGACGGAATCAACACCATGATTTCCGACTTTGAAAACAATATGCAAGAGGACGCACGGAACACCATTCTGGTTCTGAAGAACTATGATGGTGAAAATCTTGGTGAGTTCCGCCACAACCTTTCCACCTATGGAGCCGTGAAGGTTCGTGAGGATGGCGGGGTTGAAACCCTTCAGGTTGAAATCAATGCAGAGAACTACAAGGGCATTTTGGAACTTCTGAAGAAATCCCTGATTGAAAATGCCCGTGGCTATGATGCCAAGGATGATCGTTTGAGTGGCAACCCCAACCAGATGAACATTCAATCCATGTATTCTGACATTGACCTTGACGCAAACGGCATGGAAACCGAGTTCCAAGCGGCCTTTGAAGAACTGTTGTGGTTCATCAATCAGGATTTCAGCAACAGGGGCTTGGGCGATTATGAAGGCGCTGAACTTCAGATCGTGTTCAACCGTGACATTCTAATCAATGAAACGGAATCCATTGAAAACTGTTCCAAGTCCGTTGGTATTCTGTCCACGGAAACCATTGTGGAACAGCACCCGTGGGTTACGGATGTTGAAGTGGAGCTGGCCCGGTTGCGTAAGGAAAAGGATGAAGCAATGGAACAAGCACAGGAATACGCCGGGGCCTTCCAGACCGGCAACCAGAACAAAGGTGACAATGGCGAGGGTGAATAACCCCCGCCGTTTCACAATATATGCCGGGGCAGACTTTGAGTGTGGCGGGGTGCTATTACTCCCCTTTCACGGCGGTAACGCCGGTTCGATCCCGGCACGGGCTACCATGCTTCCCTGTTGGACTTGGCTGAAAATGCTTGCGGGGCCTTCAGCCCTGATGGGGAAGTCTTATTTGCTGAAGTGGATGGAATAGGCAGACACGGCGGATTCAAAATCCGTTGCCGCAAGGCGTGTGGGTTCAAATCCCACCTTCAGCACCATGGCGGGGAGCGTTTCGGGTGATGCGTCCTTGCTCCAAAATAATATAAGCTGTGGCCCATAAAAACAGTTCATCTTTGGTAACTGGTACTTGCCATTGATGCCCCGGTGCAATTCCGGTTGGGCTTATATTGGGGTGTAGCCAAGAGGTAAGGCAAGGGGTTTTGACCCCCTGATCCGTTGGTTCGATTCCAACCATCCCAGCCATTTTTCAGGATTGGAGGAACGGCCCATGAGAAATGCGGATTATTGGCGTGGGCGGTTTTCCATCTTGGAGGACAGCGCCCACAGAGAAGCCCAAAAGACCATTCAGGACATGGAAGAACTGTATCTGGATGCACAGCGTTCCGTTCAGAAGGAAATTGAAAGCTGGTATGCCCGTTTTGCGGTGAATAACCAAATCAGCCTGACCGATGCCCGGAAATGGCTGACCGCTGGACAGCTTGAAGAATTTCATTGGAGCGTTGAACAGTATATCAAGATCGGTGAACAGGCCGGGTTGGATGCGGCATGGCTGAAGAAGCTGGAAAATGCGTCCACCCGGTTCCACATTTCCCGCCTTGAAGCTGTTCAGACAGGTATTCAGCAACAGCTTGAATTGCTATATGGCAATCAGGTTGATAGTCTGGATGCCCTGTTGAAGAAGGTTGTGGGCAATGGTTACACCCACACAGCCTTTGAGGTTCAGAAGGGCGTGGGCCTTGGTTGGGATATTACCGGGCTGGATCAGAAGAAACTTGAAACATTGCTTTCAAAGCCTTGGACAACGGACGGGCGAACCTTTAGTGACCGTATTTGGTTCAAGAAACAAGAACTGGTCGATAGCCTTCAAAAAGAATTGGTTCAGGGCCTTCTTCGTGGTGACAGCCCCCAAAAAATCACGGATGCCATTCAGAAGAAGTTCAAAGTTTCCCGGTATCAGGCCGCAAGGCTTGTAAATACGGAAACAAGCTATTTTAACGCCCTTGCCGCAAAAGAAACCTATAAGGAATTGGGCGTGAAGAATGTAGAGATTTTGGAAACGCTGGATTCCATCACCTGTGCGTTTTGTGCAAGTATGGATCGAAAAGTGGTTCCTATGTCAGAATTTCAACCGGGTGTTACCGTTCCCCCGTTTCATCCACATTGCCGAGGAACTACGGTTCCTGCCATTGATGAAAAATATACGGGTGAAAGAACCGCAAGGGATCAGGATGGAAAAGTTTACTATGTTCCCGGTAATATGAGTTATTCCGAATGGAAGAAAACCTTTGTGGATAAGGGTTCCAAAAACAAGTTGACCCTTGCAACCATCGGGAGTATAATTAAAAATACAGTTTCGATGGTAAAAAGCGAGGGTTCCAATGTGCAGACGGTAGGCCGCATTGATATAGAAAAATACCGTTGTATTACGGACAGGATCGCCACCGATGAAGTGATTATCACCCCGGAACGGATTCAGCATATTGAAGAACGCCACCCCGGAGATTACGGACAGTTCGTTAAGTATATTGCGGATATTCTGGAAAACCCGGATTACATCTTGGAAGCAAACAAGCCTAATACCGGTGTGATTCTGAAAGAAATTGAAGAAAATGGCGAAAAGTTCAAAGTGATTCTACGGGTAAAGGTAGAGAGTGACCCCGCTGAATATCGAAACTCCATCTTGTCCTTCTGGCAAATTGGAGAAACCACATGGAAGAAGAATGTGAAGAACAAGAAAATCCTTTACAAGCGGGAATAATACTGCTATACTTTAGATAGGATAAGAACGGGCTTTGAGGTGGAAAAAGCGTTCCCATACGCCACACGCCTTTTGGTAGTGGGCAAAAGAGATGCCGGGAGTGACGCTCCGGCCAAAGTCCAATCTTCAAGGGAACAGGTTTTCACCTGTTCCCTTCTTCTATGCCCTGAAAAATATTGAAAAAACCTCTTGACTTTTCTTTGTGGGTACACTATAATTTAATTGTACCCACAAAGAAAGGCGGTGAAGCTGATGGGTATTTCAAAAGGAACAAAACTGACTAACAATCCCAAAAACACGACATTCAAAGTTCGCCTTGATGAAGAAACTTCCAAGCGACTTGAAATCGTATCTTCTGAAACCAAAGTTCCCAAAGCGGAAGTAATCAGAAAAGGGATTGATATTCAGTTTGAAGCCTTGGATAAAAAATAAGACAACCGGGGAGCCGTGACAAGCAAATCCCGATTGTCTTACCCACCAGAGGTTTCCCAACTGGATAAATCCATTCTATCACAGTTGGGAACTTCTATCAAGTGAAAATTGATGGAGGTTTTACAATGGAAAAATTGATTAAGAGCGTGGAAAGTGTTCATCCGGGCAAGTACGAACTTCGCATGAAGGAATTGGATTATCTCTATGATACCTTCCACCATGACACCTTCAAACTGATGGCCGTGGTGTTCAAGTTGGGCTTTGCCCGTGGTCAGAAGGCGGTGAAGAAGGCATGAATGAACTTCAGGTATTCACCAACCCCGAATTTGGACAGGTGCGAACCGTGACCATTGAGGAAGAACCTTGGTTCGTGGGTAAGGATGTGGCGGTTGCCTTGGGATATTCCAATACCAAAGATGCCCTTCACCGTCATGTTGACCCGGAAGATAAAGGGGGGTCGCAAATCACGACCCCCTCTGGTGAACAGACCATGACCATCATCAATGAATCCGGCTTGTATGCCCTGATCTTCGGAAGCAAGCTGGAAAGCGCCAAACGCTTCAAGCATTGGGTGACGCATGATGTTCTACCCGCAATCCGCAAAACCGGAAGTTATTCCATCATCCCGAAAGCAAGAGCCTTGACCACAGACGATTACATGAAAGCGGCACAGTTGGCCGCTACTTGTCGGAATGAACGGCTTCCCTATGTGCTTGGATTTCTGGAACAGGCCGGGTTCTCCATCCCGGAAGTGACCACCCCAGCCCCGGCCTTGGATGGGCCGGTTGACTGTACGAAGATTCAGCGGCTAATGGATGAACGGGGCATTTCCGTAACGGAACTTTCCAAGCTGACGAACATTTGCAAAGCGTCTTTGAGTTATTACAAACGGGGCATTTACAAGCCGAACCGTGAACGCTATCGTATTATCATTGACGCATTAACTTAATTGATGATCTGACCACCCCGGCCTTCTGGCCGGTGGTGGTTTTTTCATACCATTTTCGCCGTTTCCCGGTGGTGGGCGGTAAACAGAACCGGAAAAATCGTGGTTCCTAACCCACGGTAAAAAAGGATTTTATGATGGAGGTATCACACTATGACGAAAGAAAAGCTGATGGAGTGGGGCTTGACCGAGGAACAGGCCAACAAGGTTATGGAAGGGCTGAATGGTTCCTTTGTAACCAAGAGCCGGTTCAATGAGGTGAACGAGGAAAACAAGACCCTGAAAGCCCAAGTTTCTGAACGGGATGGGCAGATTGAAACCCTGAAGAAATCCGCTGGTGATAACACGGAACTTCAGAACCAGATCACCGCCCTTCAGGAAGCGAACAAGCAGAAGGACAAGGATCACGCCAATGAAATCAAGGCCCTGAAGATCAGCAATGCCGTTGATGTGGCCCTGACCAATGCCAAGGCCAAAAACAACACCGCTGTAAAGGCGCTGTTGGCCGCATTCTTGGAGAAGGCGGAACTGGCCGATGATGGCACGGTGAAAGGGCTGGATGATGAAATTGGCAAGCTGACCAAGGGTGAGGACACGGCTTTTCTGTTCGACACCAGCGGCAAGGCCAAGTTTAAGGGAGCCAAAGCCGCTGAAAAGAGTGATCCCCACAATCAGCCCACCGGGGATGACCTTTCCAAAATGTCCTATGACGAACTGTGCAAGTACATGGAGGAAAACCCGGATGCGGTTTTGGAGTAACCCACACAATTTGACTACACAGAAAGGAAGTTTGAACGATGGCTAACAGCAAGTTTGATGCAAAGTCTTTCAACCCTGAAGCGTTTAAGTACATGGTTGGCCGTGTGCCTAACCTGACCCTGAACGCCCTGAAGAAGTCCCGTGCGCTGGCCGGGAACCCTGATATTCGGGCGGTGTTCACCAGTCAGAATGGCACCGGCTATGCCCGTCTTGCCATGCGTGGCCTTCTGGATGGGGATGCGGTGAACTATGACGGTGAAACCGACATTACCGCCACTTCCACCAAGACCTTTGAACAGGGCATGGTGGTTGTTGGCCGTGCCAAGGCATGGACTGAAAAGGACTTCAGCTATGACATTACGGGCGGCGTGGACTTCATGGGCAATGTGTCCGCACAGGTTGCGGAGTACAAGGATACCTTGGATCAGAAAACCCTTCTTTCCATCCTGAAGGGTGTTTTTGCCATGCCCACCACCGATGCCAAGAACAAGGAGTTTGTGGAGAAGCACAGCACCACGATTTATGCCCCTATGAGCGCCACCACCCTGAACAGCGCCGTGAACAAGGCTTGTGGAGCCAATAAGCAGAAGTTTTCTTTGGTGTTCATGCACAGTGATGTTGCCACCAACCTTGAAAACATGAAGCTGTTGGAGTTCATGAAACAGACGGACGGGGACGGCATTCAGAAGGATTTGACCCTTGCCACTTGGAATGGCCGCACTGTGGTTGTGGACGATGATCTTCCCGCCGTGACCGGCTATGCCGATGCTGAAGCGGACACCCCCGGCGCTTTGGTGATCAAGGCTTCCGGTGCTTCCGGTGCTTCTGAAATTGATCTTGCCAAGGCAACCCCCTACTTTGGCACCCGTACCCTTGCCGCTGATATGTATGTGGTTCCCGCTACGCAGTACACCACCTTCATCATGGGCAACGGTGCTATCTCCTATGAAGATATTGGGGCCAAGGTTCCTTATGAAATGGCCCGTGACCCCAAGACCAACGGCGGTGTTGATACCCTGTATATGCGTCAGCGCAAGGTGTTCAGCCCCTATGGTATCAGCTATGAGAAGAAAAGTCAGACCAAGCTGTCCCCCACGGACACGGACTTGGAGAATGGGCAGAACTGGACGCTGGTTCACAGCGGGGAAAGCACTGCTTCCCAGCGCACCTATATCAACCACAAGGCCATTCCCATTGCCCGGATTCAGTCTTTGGGCTGATGGAATGGCGGTGATTCCCGTTGCGTGAACAGGTTATTGCAATGCTTACGGCCCTTGGCGTAACGGGGGCCGCTGAAGATCCCCTGTTGGATATGGTTTTGACCAATGTTCAATGGAGGATCAAAAACCTTTCCAACCTTTCCGAAATCCCGGAGGGGTTGGAAAGTCTGGCCGTTTCTATGGCCGTGGGCGAATACCTGAACATGAAGAAGTGTTCTGGACAGCTTGAAGGGTTTGATTTGGATGCGGCGGTGAAATCCATTCAGGAAGGTGACACCAACATTACCTTTGCCCTTGGTGAAGGTAGTTCAACCCCTGAACAGAGGTTGAACAGCCTGATTGATTATCTGATCAACGGGCGCATTGGTGAAATCTACCGTTATAGGCGGTTGGTATGGTAAATAAGGCCGTGCGAACCGCCTTGGAACGGTTGTGGAAGGATCGGTGTTCTATCTTCATCCGTGAGGAAGTCACCGATCCTGTCACCCACCTGACGGATTCTGAAGAAAAGCCGCTTCTTCAGGATCAGCCGTGCAAGCTGTCTTTTGAAACATTAACTTCAACCAATGGGGATGAAGTGGCAACCGCCCAACAGGTGGTGAAGCTGTTCCTTTCCCCGGATGTGAAGGTTCCCGCAGGATGCAAGATCATTGTCACCCGGCCAAATGATGTGGAACGAACCTTCACCTATTCCCGTTCCGGTGAACCGGGTGTTTTCTCCAACCATCAAGAAATCATGCTTGAACCCTTCAGGGGGTGGGCCTGATGGCAAGATGGGGCCGGTGTGATTACCGGGAACTGAAGAAGCTGGATGAACGCCTTCAACAGCTTTCGGAAGTTGACATGGATCGGCTTTGCCGGGATGCCGCCAAGAAGGTTGCCCAAATCCTTCTGAACAAGGTGAAGAAAAGAACCCCGGTTGGTGTGGTTCCGTCCTATGCTACGGATGAAGCCAAGCAGGAATATTGGGCCGGTTACAGCGGTGGTTCCTTGCGTGATGCTTGGACGATCCTTCCCATTGAAAAACATGGGGATCAGTACACCGTGACCGTTATCAACAACTTGGAATATGCGTCCTATGTGGAATACGGCCACCGGCAAACACCGGGGCGCTATGTTCCCGCATTGGGTAAAAGCCTGAAGGTGAGTTGGGTTCCGGGGAAACTGATGATGACTATTTCCGAACAGGAAGTGAAAACCTTGGTCCCGTCCATTCTGAATGATATGTTGTATGACGCTTTGAAGGGGGTGTTCAGTTGATCAACGAAATTATCAAAGGCGTTTCCATGAAGCTGAACGCCACCTTTGGAGCCGGGTACAAAATCTATCAGAATGATGTGGAACAGGGTTTCAAAGAACCCTGTTTTTTCATTGCCGTTCTGAAGCCCGACATTTCCCCGTTGCAGAAGAACCGGTTCATGAACCGGAACCCGCTGGATGTTCACTATTTCCCCACCAGCGGGAGGAACAACACCGAATTGTTCACGGTGGCCGGGGATTTGATGGAATGTTTGGAGTTCATCACCCTTCCCAATGGGGATGTGCTTCACGGAACTTCCATGAGTTATGAAGTTGAAGATGGGGTTCTTCACTTCTTCGTCAACTTCAATCTGACACTATCCCGCCCGTCCGAGGAAACCCCGATGGAAACCCCGATGGAAACCTTGGATGTGGATGTGGAGCCAAAGAAAGGGTGATTGAATGGCTACCAGAAAGAAAGCCACCACCGCACAGGAACCGCCCATCACGGCCCCGGTGGTATTCCCCAAAGAACGGGTGTTGACCTTCAAGAGATACGCTGACCGGCGTGATCTTCTGTCTGTCCTGTTGGAAGATGGGAAGGAATACACCCATGATCAGATTGATGGGCTGATCAAAGACTTTATGAAAGGTAAGGTGAACTAATATGGCCCTTGGCGGCGGCACCTTCTTGGTGCAGAACAAGGTTCTGCCCGGTGCATATATCAACTTCATTTCTGTGGCGCAGGCAAGCGCCACCCTTTCTGACCGTGGCATTGTCACCATCCCCCTTGCCATGAATTGGGGGCCTGAAGGCAAGATTTTCACGGTGGAACAGGCTGACTTCATCAAGAACAGTCAGAAGATTTTCGGCTATGCGTACACGGCGGATGAACTGAAGCCCATGCGTGAAATCTTCCTTCACGCCAAGACCGTTCATTTCTTCCGCCTTGGTTCCAGCGGCGTGAAAGCGTCCAACACCTACGCAACGGCCAAATACCCCGGCACCCGTGGCAATGATCTTCGGGTTGTGATCACGGCCAATGAAAACAGCACCGAACAGAAGCCCCTGTTCGATGTGGAAACCTTCTTGGGAACCGTTCAGGTTGATCTTCAGGAAGGTGTGGCCGCTATCACCGATCTGAAGGCCAATGCCTATGTGGATTGGAAGTCCAGCGGAACCCTTTCCCTGACCGCTTCCTTGCCCCTGACGGGCGGCACCAATGGCACCGTGGCCGATTCCGACTATCAGACCTATCTTGATCAGGCGGAAGCGTACACTTTCAATGCTATGGGTTGCACCGAGAGCAAGGCCACCATCACCGCCCTGTTTGCGGCTTTCGCAAAGCGTATGCGTGATGATGTGGGCAAGAAGTTTCAGGTGGTTCTTTTCCGCAAGCTGGCCGACTATGAAGGCGTTGTGAGCGTCAAGAACGGCCTGACTTCCGACAAGACTTCCACCGCCCTGATCCCTTGGGTTACGGGTGTGATCGGCGGCACGGCGGTCAATAAGAGCGCCACCAACATGACCTATGATGGTGAATACGATGTGGACACCGATTTCACGCAGACCCAGCTTGAAAACGGGATCAGGGAAGGTTCCTTCATGTTCCATCGTGTGGATGAAGCGGTGTGTGTCCTGACTGACATTAACAGCTTCATTTCCATCACGGATGAAAAGTCCAGCGATTTTTCCAGCAACCAGACGATCCGAGTTTTGGATCAGATCGCCAATGATATTGCCGTTCTGTTCGGCAAGAAGTATCTTGGCAAGGTTCCCAATGATGCCGCTGGCCGGATTTCCCTTTGGAACGATATTGTGAAGCACCACACGGAACTTCAGGATATTCGGGCCATTGAGAACTTCAGCGGCGAAAATGTGACGGTTGAAAAGGGCGATACCAAGAAATCCGTGGTGGTTACTGACTATGTGACCCCCGTGAACGCTATGGAACAGCTTTATATGACCGTCTATGTTCAGTAAGGAGGTACAACCATCATGGCAGATAGAACCATCATGAACGCCAAGGATGCTGTTTCCGCTTCCTTGGCTGAATGTTTCGTGACCATCGGGGATAACCGTTACAACTTCATGCAGGCTATCAACCTTGAAGCCAACTTTGAGAAGAACAAAACGGAAGTTCCCATTTTGGGCAAGACCGGCAAGGGCAATAAGGCCACCGGCTGGAAGGGTACGGGTTCCGCCACCTTCCACTATAACACTTCCATCTTCCGTGAGCTGATGAAGCGTTATAAGGACACCGGCGAGGATGTCTATTTTGACATTCAGGTGACAAATGAAGATCCCACTTCTTCTGTGGGCCGTCAGACCGTGATCCTGAAGGATTGCAATATGGATGGCGGCTTGCTTGCCAAGTTTGATGCTGATGCGGAATACTTGGATGAAGATATGGACTTCACCTTTGAAGATTTCGAGATGCCCGAAACCTTCAGCCTTTTGGCCGGTATGCAGTAAGCAGAGCGCCCCGGCCTTACTTCGGTAGGGGCCGGGGCCTTTTTTCGTATCAAAATATAGGAGGAAAAAAACAATGAGCCTGTCCGCTTTTTTGGCTGAAAACGCCGTTCCCGTTGAGAACATCAAGTTTGTTGCTTCCAAACGCTTCTTGGGTGAGGATGGCAACCCCATTCCTTGGGAGATCAAGACCATCACCGGCACCGAGGATGAAGCCCTTCGGAAGTCCTGTGCCAAGCGTGTTCTGGTTCCCGGCAAGAAGAACCAGTATCAGAAGGAAACCGACTATGATCTTTACCTTGGCAAGCTGGCCGTGGCTTGTACCGTGTTCCCCAATCTGAATGATAAGGAACTTCAGGACAGCTACAAGGTCATGGGCGCTGATGCCCTTCTGAAAACCATGCTGACCCCCGGCGAATATGCCGAATACCTGACCAAGATTCAGGAAGTGTGTGGTTTTGATACCACCATGCAGGATGAGGTTGATGAAGCAAAAAACTAATCTGTGAAGGTGATGGTGAAGCGAACATTGCTTACTATTGCCTTCACGAACTTCATTTGACACCTTCCGCCTTTTATGCCTTGCCCCGCCGTGAACGGGCCTTCATCATTGCGGCCATTGATGTTCGGGTGGAAGCTGAAAAGAAGAAGCAGAAGGAAATTGAACGCAAACAGCGCCGGGGACGACACCATTAAGGCCCCGGCTATTCTCCAAGAAAGGTGGTGATCCCTGTGGGAACTATCCGAACCGCTATTGTCCTTTACGATGGTGTTACCAGCCCCCTTCAGAGTATGCACAAGGCTATGGGTATTGTGCTGAACACCTTTGAATCTATGCAACAGGCTTCCGGTAGAGCCGTTGACACGGCGGCAATCCGGGAAGCCCGTGAAGAATGGGCGAAAGCGGGAACCGCCTTTGATGCCATTGAAGAAAATATCAGGAACGCCAACAATGAACAACAGAAGTTCAATAATTCCATCCGTGGGGGTAACAATTCCGCCAATGGGCTTCTGTCCACCATCAAAAAGATTGCCGTTGCCGCTGGTGGTATCGTCGGGATCAATAAGGTGCTGAACATTTCGGATGAATTGGCAAGCACCAAGGCCCGGTTGAATCTGCTGGTGGATGATGGCGGTTCCGTGGATGTGCTGGAACAGAAGATCATGGCTTCCGCCCAGCGTTCCCGATCCGCTTACTTTGATACCGCTTCCGCCGTTGCGAAACTTGGCTTGAACGCCGGTAACGCCTTCAACGGTGACATGGATCAGGTCATTGCTTTCATGGAGCAGGTGAACAAGCAGTTTGTCATTGGCGGCGCTACGGCCCAAGAGCAAAGCAACGCCATGATCCAGCTTACACAGGCAATGGCGGCGGGTGCGCTTCGTGGTGAAGAACTGAACTCCATTCTGGACGGTGCGCCGGGTATCGCAAGAGCCATTGAAAAGTATATGGGGATTGCGGAAGGTTCCATCAAGACGGTTGCACAGGAAGGCAAGGTAACGGCTGAAGTGGTGAAGAACGCCATGTTTGCTATGGCGGATGAAAAAACCAACGCAAAGTTCGATTCCATGCCCAAGACTTGGGCGCAGATTTGGGCCGGGATGAAGAATCAGGCCCTTTCCATGTTCGCCCCGATCCTGACCAAAATCAATCAGATTGCCAATAGTTCCAAGTTCCAACAAGTGACCACGGCCCTGATCAATGGCCTTGCCGGGGTTGCCAATATTGCTTCTTCGGTGCTGGATATTCTGATTTCCATTGCTTCCGTGATCGTTGATAATTGGAGTTGGATTCAGCCTATTATCATGGGCATTGTGGCCGCTATGCTGATCTATAACGGTGTCATGTTGGTTGGAAATACCATTATGGCGGTTCAGGCCGCAGTTAAGACAATTCACACAGCAATGACCACCGCTTGGAGCGTTGCCACCTTTACCGCAACAGCGGCCCAGCAGGGCCTAAATGCGGCGCTTTTGGCTTGCCCCATTACATGGATCATCCTTCTGATTATCGCCGTGATTGCGGCTATCTATGCGGCTTGTGCGGCGGTTGCAAAGTTCACCGGTATTGCCAATAGCGGCTTCGGTGTGATTTGCGGGGGAATCATGGTTGTGATTTCCTTCTTCAAAAACCTTGGCCTGTCCGTGGCGAATATTGCCTTGGGTATCTGGAACGCTTTGGGGGCTTGTGCTTCCAATATCGGAACCGCCTTCCATAATGTCATTTCCAATGTTCAGGGATGGTTTTATAACCTTCTTTCTACGGCCCTTACAGTTGTGGCCGGTATCTGTGAAGCCCTGAACAAGTTGCCCTTCGTTGAGTTCGACTATTCCGGGATCACCAGCAAAGCAAGCGAATATGCGGCTAAGTCCGCTGAAGCCTATGGCAATGTGGAGGAATACAAGAGTGTTGCCGATGCCTTCAATGAAGGAATGTCTACCTTTGACACCTTCCAAGATGGTTGGGCCGCTGATGCCTTTGCTTCCGGTGCCGCTTGGGGTGATGGCGTGGCCGATAAGGTTTCCGGTATGTTTGATTTTTCCGCCTTGGATTCTATGGGGGCTGATTCTTTGGATGCCTTCAACCTTGGCAATGATCTTGATAGCATTTACGGGAACACCGGCGATATTGCAAACAACACAGCGGCCACCGCTGATGCCTTGGATATTGCTGAAGAAGATTTGGCCTATCTTCGTGACATTGCGGAGCGTGAAGCAATCAACCGGTTCACTACCGCTGAAATCAAGGTTGAACAGCACAATGAAAACCACATTTCTTCTGAAATGGATATTGATGGGATTATGGACGCATGGACAGAGAACTTTGCCGAACGGCTGGCGGTATCGGCGGAAGGAGTGCATAAGTAATGGCATATAAACTGTATATGGCGGGAACGCTTATGCCCATCACCCCTTCCAAGGTGACGGTGAAGATCAACAACCAGAACAAGACCATGACCCTGATCAACGGGGAAGAAATCAACATTCTGAAGGCCGCTGGCCTTTCGGATGTGTCCTTTGAATTGGTTCTTCCCCAAGTGTCCTATCCATTCAGCAACGGTGGAGCGCAAAGCGCCGCCTATTACCTGTCCTTGTTTGAACGGCTGAAGGTGAGCAAGACCCCGTTCCAATTCATCCTGAACCGGCAGAAGCCCGGTGGCGGGATGTTCCATTACACCAATTTGACCGTTGGCCTTGAAACCTATGAAATCACCGATGATGCCGGTGAAGGCTTTGATGTGAAGGTGAAGATCAACCTGAAACAGTACAGAGCTTATGGCACCAAGACCGTGACCGTGCAACCGGCCAAGACTTCCGGGGGAACCGCCACCGCAACGGTTAAGGCGGCACCCCGGCCCACCACAACGGCCCCGAAAGCCGCCACCTATACGGTGAAATCTGGTGATTGCCTTTGGAACATTGCCAAGAAGCAGTTGGGCAACGGGGCCGATTACACGAAAATTTATAATCTGAACAAGGACAAAATCAAGAACCCGAACCTAATCTATCCCGGTCAGGTTCTTACTTTGCCTTCCTGAAAGGGGTGATTCCGTTTGGCAGTTGAATTGTTCATCCAGCATAACAGCACCATCCAATTCCCCGTTGTCAAGGAAGGCGCACGGCTGACCTTGGAGCGCAAAGGAACCCCCGGCAAGTTGGAGTTCACCGTTGTCAAGGGGCCGGGGCTGAACTTTGCTGAAGGTGATCCGGTGAAGCTGACTGTGAACGGAACCGCCATGTTCTATGGGTTTGTGTTCAAGAAAAAGCGTGACAAGGGCGGCACCATTGATGTTGTGGCCTATGATCAGTTGCGTTATTTGAAGAATAAGGACACCATCACGGAAGAAGGGCTGAAGGCTTCTGACCTTCTGAAGCGCATTGCAACAGATTTCCGGTTGAACCTTGGCACGGTGGAAGATACCGGTTATACCCTTGAAACCATCGTGGAAGAAAACCAAACCCTGTTTGATATGATCCAGAGCGCCCTTGATGAAACCCTGATGAATACCAAACAGCTTTATGTTCTATATGACGATGCCGGGAAGCTGACCCTGAAGAACATCAATACCATGAAACTGAACCTTCTGATCGATGAAGAAACCGGGGAAAACTTCAGCTATGAATCCAGTATTGATGAACAGACCTATAACAAGATCAAGTTGGCCTATAACGATGAAAAAACCGGTAAGCGGGAATTGTTCATTGCACAGGACGGGGCGAAAATGAACCAATGGGGTGTTCTTCAGTATTTTGAAGAAGTTCAGACCAAAACGGGTGCTTCCGCCAAGGCGGATGCCCTGTTGAAGCTGTACGATCAGAAAACCCGCAAGCTGACCATTCAGAACGCTTTCGGTGATGTGCGGGTTCGTGCTGGAAGCGCCGTGGTGGTGGCCCTGAACCTTGGCGATATTGTCACCAACAATTACATGGTGGTGAATAAAGTCACCCATACCTTCAAGGGCGATGAACATATGATGGCGCTTGACCTGATCGGAGGTGAATTTATTGCCTAATCCTGTTGATGTGATTAAACAAGCGGCTATGGAAGCACAAGAATCCAGCAAGCCGGTGAACATCCTGTTTGGAACAGTCCTTTCCGCTTCACCCTTGAAAATTCAGGTGGATCAGAAATCCATCTACACTTCTAAAATGCTGATCCTGACCCGGAATGTGACTGATTTTGAAGTTGATATGACGGTAAACCACACCACCGAGGACAAGGGCGGCGGTTCTGGTGCGGCGGCGTATGAAGCCCACAAACACGCCTATGTTGGCAAGAAAACCTTCAAGGTTCACAACGCTTTGAAGGCCGGTGAAAAGGTGCTTCTGATCCGGGTTCAGCAAGGAAAGAAATTCGTGGTTATTGACCGAGTAAAGGGGGCTTGATGATGATTCCGCAAGTGCAGGATGATATTAAACAGGATTTCACCATTGAAACCCTTCCAAGCCGTACTTTCAGGATGAACCACAACAACCTGACCATCATCGGCACCATTGATGAAATCCAAGCTGTGGAACAGGCGGTTTTTCTGATCCTGAACACAGAACGCTATGAATGGTTGATCCATTCTTGGGATTATGGGGTTGAACTTCATAATCTGATCGGGAAAGATGTGGAATACTGTATTCCCGAAATTGAACGCCGGGTTCGTGAAGCCTTGCTTCAGGATGATAGGATCACGGCGGTTCAGAACTTTGAATTTACGGTGAACAAAAAGAAAGTGCTGACTACCTTCACGGTGGTCAGCATTTTTGGCGAAATCAATGCAGAATTGGGGGTTGAAATCTGATGTATGAAGCACAGACCTATGAAGCAATCCTTTCCCGGATGCTTCAGAAGGCGCTTTCCATCAATGGCAATTTGGACACCCGTGAAGGTTCGTTGGTTTGGTGCGGTGATGCCCCCGCCGCCGTGGAATTGCAGAACCTTTATATTGCCCTTGATACGGTGCTGAATGAAACCTTTGCAGACACCGCAACCCGCCCTTATCTCATTTTGAGGGCGGCAGAAAGGGGGCTGAAACCGCAACCGGCAAGCCCCGCCGTGTTGCAGTTGAGCATTACACCAACCACCTTGCACCTTCCCATGAACACCCGCTTTTCCATTGGAGAACTGAACTATTATGTTTCGGCTGACCGTGGAAGTGGTAAGTATGAAATCACCTGTGAAACCGCTGGTGAAGCCGGTAATGACTACACCGGAACGGTGATTCCCATTGAGTATGTGGACGGGCTTGAAACCTGTTCCATTTCCGCCGTGGTGATCCCCGGTGAGGATGAAGAAGATACCGAGGTTTTCAGACAGCGTTACATGGATAGCCTGAACGCCCAAGCCTTCGGCGGCAACCGTGCGGATTATCTGGAAAAGGTGAACGCCATTCCCGGCGTGGGCGGTGTGAAGGTATATCGGGTTTGGAACAGCGATTTGAACCCGGCCAAGCTGATCCCGCCCACGGGAACCGACACTTGGATCAGCGGCCTTTCCGGTGTGTCCGAGGAAATCAAGGCGTGGTTGAATGCTGTGTATGCGGCGGGAGCCAATAGCAAGCTGACCGTGGGCGGAACCGTGAAGCTGGTGATCATCAACAGTTCCTTCAAGAAGCCTTCGGAAGCCCTTGTGGATCAGGTGCAGACCGCAGTTGACCCCCTTCAGAACGCCGGTGAAGGCGTTGGCATTGCCCCCATCGGCCATGTGGTGAGGGTTGAAGGTGTGGGTGAAGATACCATCAACCTTTCCTTCGATCTGTACTATCAGCGGGAATGGAGTTGGGATGATGTTTCCGCCTATGTCACTGAAGCAATCAACGGTTACTTCTTGGAACTGGCCCAAAGTTGGGCAGACCAGAATGAAGCCCTTGTGGTTCGTATCAGTCAGGTGGAAAGCCGCCTGTTGGGAATCACCGGTATTCTGGATATTGCCAACACCAAGATCAACGGTGAAGCGGCGAACTGTACCCTGACCCTTGACCACATTCCGGTTTTGGGAACCATTGAGCCGGGAACCATCGTGATCAGCGGATAAGGGGGCCGGGAGCATGGAACGCAAACTGATTGATTATCTTCCTTATGTCATTCGTGATTATGCGGAGTTTCAGGGGATCATGGGGAGCGAACAGCCGGAAATTGAAAAGGCATGGAATACCACGGATGATCTTCTTGATAATCAGTTCATTCCCACCGCTGGAAACATGGGCCTTTCCCGGTGGGAAAAGATTTTGGGGATTACCCCCAAAGGCACGGACAGTCTTGAAGATCGCCGGTTCCGTATTCTGACCCGGATCAATGAAGAACTTCCGTACACCTTGCCCCAGCTTCGGAACATCCTTGAAACGCTATGCGGGAAGGGTAACTATTCCGCTGATGTGGAAGAAGGCACCTATCAGCTTCTTGTGAAAATCGGGTTGGCCGCAAAGAACAACTTCAATGATGTTGAATCTTTGCTGAACCGGGTTGTTCCCCAAAACATGGTTGTGACCTTGCTTCAGCTTTATAACACCCATGCGGAACTTGGGCGGTTCACCCATGCCCAGCTTGCCGCCTATACCCATAATCAGTTGAGAAACGAGGTTTTGAAGAATGGCGAATAAAACAACCAACTACAAGCTGACTAAACCCCTTGAATCTGAATTTTATGATGTAGGGGTTCAGAATGAAAACATGGATAAGATTGATACCCAAATGAAGGCCAATGCGGATGCCGTTGAAGCCCTTCAGAAAGGTCAATCCGGGAAGGCTGATCTGGTGGATGGTAAGGTTCCCGCCGAACAGCTTCCCAACATGAACTATGATCCCAAAGGTACGGCCCAAAAAAAGGTGAACGAACACAACCTTGATCAGACCGCCCACCCGTATCTGTTGAACCAGATCGGAACCTGTGTGGAAGCCGCACAGAACGCACAGGATGCCGCAAATGCGGCCTTGGATGCTGTGTCCGGTATCGTCTATACCATCAATGTTCTTCCTTCGCAGAATGGCACCCTGACCTATAACGGACAGGCCCAAAGTCCTTCTTGGAACGCTTATAACCCCGATGCGCTGACCTTGGGCGGCGTGACTACCGGCACCAATGCGGGAACTTACACGGCCACTTTCACGCCGAAAGGGAAGTATAAGTGGGCAGACGGCACACAGACCGCCAAGGAAGTGACTTGGACGATCAACGCCGCCACCATGACGATCCCCACGCAGAGAAACAGCCTTACTTATACCGGTTCGGCCCAAAGCCCCACTTGGAACAACTATGACAGCGGGAAAATGACGCTTGGAGGAACTACCAGCGGCACGAACGCCGGTTCCTACAATGCCACCTTCACGCCGAAAACGAACTACAAGTGGGCTGATGGAAGCACCGGGGCCAAAACGGTTGCTTGGAGCATTGCCAAGGCCGCTGGTAGTTTGTCTTTGAATAAGACTTCCATCAAACTGACCGCCGCAAAGACCACGGACACCATCACCGTGACAAGGGCGGGTGATGGTAAGATTACGGCCACTTCCAGCGCCCCCACGGTGGCTTCTGTGAGTGTTTCCGGTTCGGTGGTAACTGTTACCGCCAAGGCCAAAGGAAACGCCACAATCACCGTCAGCGTGGCCGCTGGCACCAATCACACGGCCCCGGCCAATAAGACCTGTTCCGTTGAAGTGACATTGCCCACCAAGGTTCTGAACGATAACAGTTGGGCAACCATCCGGGAAGTCAGTTCCGCAGGTTTGGGAGCCAACTATTGGGCCGTTGGTGATATGAAGGAAATCAAGATCAATGGTAAGGTGGGCAACACCACTTTTTCCAATTTGGCGGTCAATGCTTTCATTTTGGGGTTCAATCACAATTCGGCCCGTGAAGGCGGGAATAAGATCCATTTCCAGATTGGAAAAATTGGGAGTGCCGCCGTTGCCCTGTGTGACAGCAAATACAACACTAATATTTCCGGCGCCGGTTATTTCAGTTGGAACACCAGCAACACGAACAGCGGTGGTTGGAACGCTTGCTATAAGCGGAAAACCCTTTATGGCAATGATGGAACCCCCACAAGCCCCTTGGCAAACAGTTTGATGGCGGCGCTTCCGTCTGACCTTCGTGCTGTGATGCAACCCGTGACCAAGTACACCGATAACACGGGCAATTCCAGTAACAGTTCCGGTAATGTTACAACCACCACCGATTACCTGTTCGATCTTTCCGAGTTTGAAGTCTTTGGCACAAGAAGCTATGCCAATCAGTACGAACAGAATTACCAGCTTCAGTATGATTATTACAAAGCTGGTAACACCAAGATTGCAAATAATCACACCGCCGTCACCACGGCGGTTTGGTGGGGCCTTCGTTCCCCTTATTACACTACCACCGCCAGTTTCGTTATTGTCTGGCCGGATGGCAGCAACTACACTCACCTTGCCCATGGTTCTGGTGGGTTGCGGCCCGGCTTTGCCGCCTAATCCCCCGCAGGATGATCCCGCCCCCATCCCGCCGCCGAAAGGCGGCGGTTCCGGGAGGGAACCCCAAATAAAAATAATAATGGCGGCGTAAGCCGCCCGACGATTTTTTGAAAATGGGGGTTTTCCGGCAAAGTGCTATCATTTGACTGTCTTTTGAGTGCATACACCGGACAAAATCAGCCATACAATATCCATAAG